GCACTTATTGAAGCAGAGAGATTAGGGTGTAAAGGAACACATTTAATGGGTAATGAATGGCACCCTTGTGAGACCCATAAGGATTATGAGGAAGCCTTACAAAGAGAAAAGAGGTCTGACCAAGAAATGGTTGAGGGTGTTATAGATATCCTATTACAAATTGATAATATTGAAAACAGAGCAATGATTGCCATTGATATTCTCAAAGATTTTGAAGAAGAGGGTGTTGAATACGACTATGACTTATTCCTTCAGAGAATAGGTCTATTTGACCAGTTAAACAATTTGAATATAGATGATACAATTGAGTTGGAAGAGTTGTTAGACGAAGGGTATGAGATTACCAAGATGGTTGAGATTGACCCCGAAGAGATACAAAACCAATACAAAGACATATTCAATGAAAAGGGTATAACTGAAGAACAATTTTACAAGTTGGTATCCAAACCAAAAGAACCCTCCGTATTGGATAGTATGTATCGTTTAAGACGATATGTATATTCTATTGGACCACAAGGAGGACCAGACCTTATTGACACATCAAGACAATTCTGTAGAAGAATGTTGGGTAGGAGACAATTGGTATGGAGATTTGAAGATATTCAAGCATTATCCGTTCAGTTAAATGCGGAAGATAATAATAGAACCATTATACCAAGACCAAAGGGAGCATCTGTAAATTGTTTCTTATATGCTGGTGGAGCAAATTGTAGACACAGATGGGTTGAATTATCCCTTGACCCCACAGATAGGGTGTATAACAACAAAGAGGTTATGGAGGACAATGCCATTATCTCAATGGACGCACCAGGTCAAGCAGGTAGTGTTAATGAACCCGTTCAATATGGTCGTGAGAGAGACCCTAATACATTAAGAGAGGAGACATCATCCACACAGTTCAATAAGGAAGATATGATACCAGTGGGGTTTTTACAAGGTGTCCCCGTATATTCAACAGAGATGGAGGCAAAGAACAAATCAGAAGAGATGGGTTGTCAAGGTGTATATCAAGAGATTGAGTATAGAGGTAAACAATGTTTTAGACCTTGTAGGTCAAAGAACTACACCAAGTTTAGTGAGGAACATTTTAAGTTTCAATTGGACGATGAGAAGAGAATGATATACTCACCCGCAATGGTTCCTGGTAAGTTGATACCAAGAATGGATGAGGAGTTGGGTAAATACTTTGTAAGGTTCACCAAAGATGCGATTGAGAGAGCTGCATATAAGTTCCTTATGGAAAAAAGAATAGATAAGACAAACCTTGAACATACCTCAACCAAGTTTGATGATATCTTTTTGGTGGAGAGTTGGATTGTCGGAAAAGATGACAAAATTTACGACTATGGATTTACCAAAGATGATGTCCCCGAAGGTAGTTGGGCTGTGGGATATAAGGTGATGAATGATGATGTATGGAACAACTATGTAAAGAAGGGTTTGGTAAAGGGATTGAGTGTTGAAGGATTATTTGATATGAGTTTCAACTCCCATAACGCCAATGAGTATTTATTGGAAGAGATAATAAACATTATTAAACAAACAAAATAATTTATGAACGCAACAGACGCAATCAATAAGATTAAAGAGATGTTGGGTTTGGAATTCAACAAAGTTGAAGAACCAAAAGAACAAGAGTTTGCTGAAACCAGACTTGAAGATGGAACCACAATGGTTACCAACGACAAGGAAGGTGATTTTGAAATGGGTGATGTCATTTATGTAAAAGATGAAGACGGAACTCTTACCCCTGCACCTGCAGGTGAGCACACATTATCTGATGGTTATGTTATTGTTCTTGATGAAGAAAGTCGTTTAATTGAAATCCGTATCCCCCAATCTGAAGATGTGGGAGATGTGGTAGATGAAAACGCAGCATCAGAAGAAGAAATGTCAACTGAAGAAGAACAAACTGAAACAATGAATTTTGAGGAGGAGTTAAAAACAATCAAATCCTCAATTGACCAAATGTTAAAACTAATGGAAACTCAAAGTGCCGATTTCAACAAAGAGATTGAAGATTTGAAAACAGAGGTGGAGACATTTAAAAAGTCGCCTGAAACAACAGGCATAACAGAAAAGAAGGGTGTGAAGGAGAACTTTACTCAATACAGAGCGTCCCTTCTTAAAAAACACATAAAATAACCTAAAAATTAAATAAAATGAAAAAGAATTTCAATTTTGATTACGATTTAACTGGGTTGTCAACTTGGACTAAGGAGAACGCTGACGAGATGTTATTACAAGAGGTATTAGGTTTAACCCTTCCTCGTTATGCATCTGTAAGAGGTAACATCAGAGGTTCTGAAAAAGTTCCATTTATGACAAACTCATTGATTTTCCAAGACGGAAAATCTTGTGGTTTTACACCAACTGGTGATACAACTATTGACCAAGTGTTAATTGAAACTACAACAGAGAAAGTGAATATGGAATTATGTCCATACGAACTTTATGATTATTTCTTATCACAACGATTAAGAGCAACCAATTTCCAAGAGGAAGTTCCATTTGCAGAACAACTTATTCAAGATGTTGCAAATAGAATGGCAAACCAAATGGAAACTAAATTATGGCAAGCAACTAAACCTACTGATGATTTTGATGGGGTATTAGACCTTGTTGTAAGTGGTAATGGTGCAACTGAAATCACTTATACTGCATTAACTGCAAGTAATGGTGTTGATGTATTGGCGGCAGTTGCTGCGGCTATTCCATCAAATGTTGTTCATAGAGACGACTTGGCAATTGCTGTGTCTTACGCTGACTACAGAAACTATGTTCAAGCATTGAGAAACGCATCTCAATTAAACTTATTCTCATTTGACGATGGTGGAGTTCAAAGTGGTTCGGAGTTCGTGGCATTTATACCTGGTACTCGTATCGCTGTTGTTCCAACTGTAGGTCTTGAAGGTCAGTCAGCATTTGTTGCTGGTCCAATGTCTTACATCCAAGTGGGAATGAACTCAACGGACTCAAATGGTATGACAATCCGTTCTTTTTACGATGAAGGAGAAGATGTCATCAAAGTAATCGGAAGAACTACTTATGGTGTTGGTATTTTTGATATCGCATCATTTGTTAAGGCTTCCTAATAAACTAACTTAAAAATTATAATAATATGTCTTGTTTTATAAACGCAGGTTATACCCTTGATTGTAGAAACGCATCATTAGGTGGATTAAAAACCCTTTGGATTTTGGGTGATAGTGGAAATACAATTTCTTCATATACTCAAGGTGCTGATGACGCAGTTACGACAATCAGTGGAGCTGGGACATTCTATAAGTTTGAGTTGGTTAAACAATCTTCGGGTTGGGAAGAAGCAATTGCTGTAAACGACACAGCACAATCGGTTTCTTTTACACCGACTTTAACTTTGAGTTTCCCTAAACTAACACAAGAATTGAGAAATACATTCTTTGAGTTAGTTAAACAAAATGAAATATACGCAATAATCCTTGATACCAATGGTCGTTATTGGTTGGTAGGACCAGAGAATGGTCTAATCGCTTCTGAAGGTTCACTTCAAAGTGGAACGGCGTTTTCTGACCTTAATGGTTTCACATTAACCTTAACGGGTGCTGAACCAAATCCAACGAATACGATTGATGATATCGCTACCGCTTTTAGTGGTATTACATTCAATGCGTAATCATAATAATTATGGAGGGGTTTAATTACCCCTCCTTTAGCCTTAACATAGTAATAGTATGATAAATTGGAATGGACGAAGATACAAACCAGCGGGTATAAGAAGAATACCCGTAAATCCCGATAAAAGAAACTTATTAAAACCACTTGGACAAAAGGGTGAACCCATCTTGGTTCAACAATTTATCGGTGGTGTTAAGAAGGCTGTATCCCTTGATTGTGATTTTACTTATGAGTTCATCACGGGGGCAACACCAACACCTACTCCAACTCAAACTATTACACCAACGCCAACTATTACACCAACACCTACCTTAACTCCAACTCCAAGTCCATTTGTTGCATCTGTTAGTATATCACCAACGGGAACAACTCAATACTACGATGTGGTGTTAAGTGGTAGTTCAAACATCACCTCACCGACCTATATTTGGTCGTTGAGTGGATTTACTGATACAAGTGGTAATACAATAAATTCATATACGGGTCAGACCCTTATAGAGGGTTATTTCAGTTCAACGGGTAATACAAGTGTTGAATTGAATGTGGTTGATGATAATCCATTATACCCTGGCAATTCAGTTACTGGCACATCAACTGACTTTACAATAGAAGCACAAGCACCATTTATTGCAACATCAAATAACAATACCTCAACTATGGTATATTCAACTGATGCTATAAATTGGTCTTCATCAACATCACCATTAGCAGGTGCGGTAACATTGGATTATGGAAATAGAAGAATTGTA